TTAGAAATGTCTAACTTGTGCAGGCTCTCGTAGTTTATAAACGTGCAATTATAGCTAGGGGCCAGGGCCTTGTAGTCCTTCTGTATTCCGGATATCGCCTTCTTCTTGGTTACAAATACCATTTCGTTGACGTCACCAACATGATCAAGAGCAGACAAGGCCGTCAAGGTCTTGCCTGTCCTAACTTCCATGGAGAGATATGCAAAACGAGGGGCTCCCCCCAATAATTTGCAAGTTTTTTCCACTATAGCCTGCTGATATGGTCTTAATGTGATATTTTTTTCCATTAGAATTCAAATTCAGATTGCTCTGGCTCCTTCTTTACAAACTTGATCCATCGTCCAGAACCATCACGACCCTGCTCTACGGTCTCTCCAGTGTAGAACATACCGAACGACTCGAGCCACTTGTAGAACTTGTTCAACGATATCGATGTCTTTCCTCTCTGACCAAAGTCAGGGTTGTCCAACACGAAGTCCTTGTACACGTCCTCCTTGTAGATCTTAGAGTTTGTTCTGAGGTACCTGTTCTCGCTGTCTGTCATCCACTCCCAGAAGCTGTGGTCCGTCTCTGCGATAAACTTACGTGTCTTGAGGTTCTTGAAGTCAGACTTGATGAATCCAAAGCACAGGTAGTTCTTCAAGTTGTTGACCATGTAGTTGTCAAACTTACACCAGTCGTCATCGTTCCAGTCCTCGAACAGCAACCGGCCAAACTCTACGTGTGGCGTGAAGTCCTTGTTGTAGTACTGCTTGAACTCTAGCTCCCACTTGCGTCTCTCGAATGAGTTACCCTTTCCCTTGATCGCGTAGTTGGTCGTGATGACCACCTTCGGCGACTTATGGAACGGTATCTTTATGGCGTCCTTGTTCTTCTTCTCAAGAGTGATACCCTCGGTAACGATAGAGAATAACCTCTCAAAGTCAAAGTTCCTTCTCACGTCATCGAACACGATGATCTGTGTGTCGGTTGACACGGTCTGGTAAGCGAAGCTCCTCTCGAAGTTAAAACTCTTTCCATCGATAACCGATGACTTTTTCATCCTAGAGATGGCGTTCATGAATAGTCCCTTACCCGTACCACCCTCTGGGTTGTCGGTGATGACCTCGTCATTGATGATAACCGCGGGGCAGTACCCGTGGTTCTTGTAGCTGTGCAGCAAGAAACCAACTGTACTCTCTACCGATCTGACACGGTCCCTCTCTGCTCCAGAGATGTTTGAGATGAATGTCTTGAAGTCGCAGTCATGCGAGTCGCATATTTCAAAGTCCCTGTCGATTACCTGATCCTTCCACACGTAACCACCAAGGTCGATGTAGTCGATCATAACGATCTCGTTGCAGTTGGCCTTGACGGCGCAGTTCCTGTAGTACAGGTATGCATCGTCCTTGTCGTCCTCTACAAAGTACACGTCGACAGGAGACAGCAGAGACAGAAAGTCTTCCTTGAAGTATCTGGTCTTGTCTGCAAAGTGATTGTAGATGGACAGGTCCTCCATCTTGAATAGATACTCTAGAACAAAGTCCTTGATTTCATCTTCAGATGCATTAGAAATAAGGTTATTCGTAACCTTAACAAAAATATAGTTTTTTGTGCCCTCCGGCGAATACTTAAAGTAACCATTGTCTTCTAGAAATTCTTTTAATAAATAATGTACAACACTGACCGCACCCTTCGATGACTTGGTCCAAAACTCTTTGCTTGATGAGTCCTCCTCTATCTTTACCATTACGGCGTCAGATACACCGTCACTCAGCCCGGAATCTCTAAGCTGTTGACGGATCTCCTTTTTTGGCACGCCCTTCTTGATCTGCCTTCTCACGCTGTCGATCGCGTCCCGGTCCTCGAAGAACTTGGTATTGAAGTTCTGCTCCTTACGGTAAGCGCTGTCGATTGTGGTCTTGATCTCAGATAGCGGGAAGTCATCGTGTGCAAACTCTCCGAGTACGTAGCTCGCTAGCTCCTTGTTGACACCAAAGTCATTGAATGCGGCAGCTAGGATGTACACGTTGGCATTTCTCTCGCCGACCACGATCCCGTACTGGCGCTCCCACCAAAGGCGTAGCCTGCGTACAATTTCGTTTTGGTCCGTAAGAGTGATAGTGCGCTCGTTGTCGGGCCTCTTGATCTGCTCGAACTCTTCCTCTGATACCTTGTCCCACTCCTTTGACTCTGGGTTATGGAATATCAACGGATCGTAAGACTCGTAACAGACACGTGAGATGTTCTTCGATGTCTTGTCAAACTGCTCGCAGTTGTAGTACTTCTCGAGTGACTTGAAGTAGGACTTGTGCTTGTCCTCGTCTGCCGGTATCTTGACCAGCAACTTGAGCCCATCGCCAGATGGCGAGATGAACACTGACAGGGTGTACTTGTCCTTGGTGAACTCCTCCTTCTTGGCAAGCATGTCTGCCTTCTTTGAAAAGCCATCAAAGTCGAGGCAGATCACGCCAGAGTGAGATACTAGTGCAGAGTCTTCCCTGCGTGTGAACTCACCGGAGAAGCAGATAGCCGGTAGCTCCTTCTTGATCTGGTTTCGTTTCTCCTTGTCCTTCTCCTCTCTGATCCGCTTGACGATGTCCTTGGACTTGCCCTCCTTGATCCTGTGAATGATGTAGTCGACCGACCTGTAGAATGGCGCCGACGTGTCCTTGATGCTCTTGAATATTGTTATGTTTCCCATTGGATTTGATTTGTTCATTTGTATGCGGAACCATTTATCATGTCTTGCAACACGTCCATGATGTCCTGCTGTGTCTGGCCCCAGTACATAGTGCACTTGCCGTCTATGATCGGGGACTCGGTGAAGTATGACTGATACTCAGTCGCTGGGTCTGTGAACCTGTGGCATGTCTCCTTCATGGGACATCCCTCTCCCTTGCATTTGGTTATGTCGCTCATAAGTTATCGATCTCTTGTCTTACCCTGTGAAGGTACTCATACATCTCGTCGGCTTGCTTTCCAGTGAACGTGAATGCCACGCCGAGCATGCTCTGAATTTCTTTGGTTGCGAACAGCTTTGCGGTAGGCCACTCAATACGTGAGTCGTCGCTAATCTTAAAGCTCCTGTTCTTCATGTAATACTCGACCATCTCCTTGGCCTTGATTTTTGCTTCTATCATAAATTTAATTGCTTCTTGTATTGTGTCAAACTCTCTTACCCTCTCCATGTTCACGTAAACTCTTATTTTCCTCTTGTCATTTACTGTCGCTCTCACGATTTGAGTGTTCGAAGGTATGGTTTTTGTGTCGATTTTTTGCATTTTGTGTCGATTTTTTGGGGTTTGTGTCGACTTAGTGTCGATTTTAAAATGAACCGACACAACCAAACTCATTGAATTTCTTCTACTTAGCTATTTTGTGTCGATTTTTACTATACTTATTAGTAATTTAAAAAAAATATATATAGAATACAATTTTATATATATAGAGTAGGGGACCTAAAAACCGACACAACGACACATGGGGCAGTCCCATGTGCCTGTGCCTTGGTTTCTTAGAACGGTAACTCTTCGGATGGTGCGCTTGCCTTCTTGGGCTCATTAGAGGACTTCTCAGCCACTTTAATGCTTCCGTCGGTCCAAACTACCTTTCCGCCTCCGATGTAGGCCTTAGAGGTCTTCGCTTCGCGTTCCTCTTTTGTCTGCGACTCGTAGATGGAAGCGTTCTTGCCCCACTGGTTCGTTGCATCGTCTACAGAGATGGTTACGTCAAGGTACTTGCCGTCCTTGATTTTGCTTTTCGTGATCTTGCTCACGTCGATTGATAAACTGATTAGTGTACTCATAGTGTTTCTTTTGTGTAATACTGTGTGATGTCCTCCGTTTTATTTGGCCCGAAGAACTTGCGCCATACTTCTACTGCTCTTTGCACTTTCTCTTTGCCTCTGTCCAAGAACTCGTCAGAGCAGTCGAATAGTCCTGTCTTGTTGGTACCCTTCTCTACCGCGATAAAGATGACCGGCTTGCCGAAGATCTGGTTGTAAATGTAGGCCTGCGAGTCGTAGTTGTACTTCCTTGCAGAGTACTTGAACTCCTCGATGTTTGATGTGGTCTTGAGGTCGATGACAAACTCAGATGAGATGATGTCAGCCTTTCCCTTCCAGATCTCGCCCATAACATTGGATATGCCCGGCTGCTCGTACATGTTGCCGTCCTCGTAGATCATGTCGAAGAAGTCCATGCGTCCCCTGACCGAGTCTACCATCGAGTCCAGCTCCTCTACCTCCTTAGAAAGAAGGATGATGTCTACACCCTGTGCCTCGCACATCTCTTTGTACTTGTTGGTATTTCGAGATGTCACGTCGCAGATCAGGAAGTCTACCATCTTCTGTGGCTCCAGCATTGCGGTGTGGAAGTAAGAGCCCTGCACCATTGGTACAGTCTTTTCCTTGTCCTTTCCGTACGATGACGGGTCCTTTAGAAGTGTGCCGATGTCCGAGTTGGACAGGAACTTCTTTCCGAAGTCCCCGTAGTACTCAGAGTCGCTGTTCAGTCTTGTTAGGATTTCTTGGGTCACGATGCAACCTCCTTGTTAACCTCTGTCCTGATCACGTCCGTGATGTTGTACTTCTTGGACAACTGCTCAAGGATAAACTTCGACCCCTTCTTCTTGTTGGCGTTTACATAGTTCATCACCCTTACCCAGTTCTCGTCGCCCAACTCTAGCTCAATGACAATACCCTCTGCGCTTGGCGTGGCCTTGGCCGCCTTCTCCTCGTCTGGCATGTCCTCTCCGGCGTAGACGTAAAGACCTAGCCCGTGTAGTCCGATCGCCTTGGTGGTAGATCTTTGGATCGCCTTGTTCACGTCAAATGATGTGACCCTCTCGATTGGAAGGGAAGCGTTCTTGGCGTCCATGATCGGGAGGTAGTCGATGTGCTCCTGCCCATCGATGGTGATACCAACCTTGACCCATGCCGTCTTTCCGTCTGTGTGGTAGTTGTTACCGGTCTCAGACTCGTACACCTTTCGTGTCATGTCTGGGCAGATCTTCATTGTCTCTTGCCATGCGTAGGCCCAAGACAGGTAACTTTGATTGCCCTTCTTCTCCGTCATCTTGTTGACGTTGATTGCATTTAATTCTTTAAACTTGCTCATATGTTTCTATTAATTTATTTAAGTACCATTGGGCCTTCTTGAGGTCCTCTATTTTATTCTTATCTTCATACCGCCAGATGTACTTCTGTATGTTACCCTTAAGGTATCCACAGAACTGGTCTTTGCTCATTGATGCCTCTATCGCTTGGATGCACTCGATACCCGATTGGTTATAGTGTGCAGGCTTCTCTACGTTGTCAAAACTCATATGCAAATTTAACCATTAGTTGTCTGATTTCCAAGGACTTTCTGATAATTTTAATCCCCAGTTCAGTGAAATCATTGACATCTGAACATCGGCAGACTTGGCGTAAAGCCTCATGTACTTCATCAGATAGGCCTTTCCCCACTTGCGCCATTCAGCGTCCTGATCTGGTGTCATGGTCCAGTCTTGGAACCAGTTGTCTTTCCTGTCAACGATGTCATTAAATGTCACATCGTGTCCGGCAATCTCAAACATCTTGTTGATCAGTGTCTCAAGTGCGATCTGCCATTTTTCTTCATTACTTAATCTTTTCACCATAGTCTTGTATTTTTTCTATTAGTTGATTCATCTTTACATTTATAAATGATATTATCTCCTCGCATACTATCAGCGGTAGGCTCATCGCACCTAGCCCGAGTACCATTATGATCACAAACGCCTTTCTCATTTCATTTCTTTTAGTTTGTTTACATAACTAGGATCAGAGGCGTAAGACCCGTTGATGTTCTTCAAGTAACGGCCCTGTATGTGAGCGTAACACTTGACGTTGTCCTTGTAGGTGTTGTACTTGGCGTAGGCTCCGTACTGGCCCGCCACGTGCTTGCACCTGTGGAATACAATACCGAACAGGTTCTTGGCCTCACGCCCAACCTTGGACTTGCCTAGACCAGACTCGATCGTTGCCTGTGCGACTGCTACGTTTGGTAGTAGAACTCCGCTGGCAACCAACTCGGCGGTCAGACCGCTATCGGTCAGTGCCATGTCATTGCTCTCTTCGTTCACTATCACGGAATGG